TCTCAAATGTTGACTAACCCCCTACAGGGAATAGCATAAATGGTTATGATAAAGAAGTTATGTTTTATATCGTCGAGAGTCAAGAGCAGCTTAATCACCTTTCGGCCCTGGGCCGGGCAGGGGGCTATGTCGAGGTTATTGCAGGGAATGACTACTATCATAGTATACTTGGTAACAGTGTGGCTGTATATGTACGGCCTTTAAGTGACCACCCAGGCTACATTATTCCAATAAACCACACCGAAGGACTCAACGTCTCAAAGACCGACGTACAGAAGGTCTTAGACCAGTATACTACCCTTTTTACTTACAGCAAAAAAAGCTTCTTATATCATTTCTCTCACGGTAATTGCAATGATATAAACCTGATGTACTGTATGGCAGAGTACGAGAGTCTAGAGCTACCCAACCCCCCGGCAGTAGTGAGCTGGTACTACAATCATTACAGGGATAAACCCGACCTAAACTCTATCATTCCTATCTCTAAGTTATTTGAGAGGTGTGAGAGGAATTATAGATCTCTGGAGGAAGTCATTACCGAGTATAGTTATATACTGGAGCTACCGGCTTGGGAGTTCTACAACCGGTTAACTACCGGAGTTTTTTATTTAGCTGAACAATCTGGAATTAGAATTATTTATGACAAATTTATTGAGAAGTTTACTCCTGCGAATCCAAAATTTAGCATTTCAGATAATATTTGCTTTACTAGCTACAATCTGTATAATCCCACTAGCCGTCCTACTTCTGCCTTTAATAGTGTTAACTTCGCCGCGATCCCCAAAAAAGACGAGTACCGAAAGTGCTTTATCCCGCGTAGTGGACGATTTGTAGAGTTTGACTTTGATGGATACCACATCCGGCTTATCGCCGATCAGCTAGGATACGGGTTTACTTCCGAGAGCGTGCACCTGCAGCTAGGTAGGCTATACTTTAATAAACAGGAACTTACCCCGGAGGAGTATCAGCAATCCAAGACCAATACCTTCCAGATCATGTACGGAGGGGTGCCGAACAAATGGCGGCATATCGAATTCTTTGATAGGGTATCCATCTACACTACCCAGCTATGGAAGGAGTTCCTTGAGAACGGAGTCGTGTATGCTCCTATCTCCAAGAAGCCCTTCTACAGTACCCTTAAGGATATGAATCCTCAGAAACTTTTCAACTATGTCATTCAGAGTTTGGAAACAAGCCGGAACGTTCTTATATTAAAAGAGGTGCTGGGCTATCTTCGGACCAAGAAAACAAAGGTTGCACTTTACACCTACGACGCGGTTTTGTTCGATTTCAATCTCGAGGATGGCAGAGAAACCCTAGAGAATCTAAAGAAAATCCTAGAACAGGGGGGAAAATACCCTGTTAAGTTTAAGTTTAGCAATAATCTAGTTTTAGACTAGTAAATTATATTTATAATGGAAGTTGAATTCCCACCTATACCCGGTTATGACTTCGTCAGTGAAACCTTAACCTGGAACGACGATATGAGTAATAAATTGTTCTGTACCTTTACTACAGAGGAACATCTTGAAGAACTAGTCTCTACGATCAGTAAGAGGTATACTATTTTATATAGCAAGATTTTTGTACTCCATGCAAAAAGTAACGATGAGTTTATTTGTACTTATAACGTTGATTTTTCCAACGTTGCTAACTTCCTAGATAACACGATTTTGGTTCATCGGAAAAAAGAATTTAACACCCTTTACACTATCAACGCCCTTAACACGCTCATCAAAGAGCTGAATGACGGGTATCTTGATCCCAACTACAGAGTAGATTGGAACGACTACCGCAACTGCATCTTGCTTACCCGCGGTAATGAACTAAAACGAATCAACACCAGTCTCCACAAAATAGTTGAGCTCTGAGTTGGATCGTAAAGGTTTTTTTCTTAAATTAGTTATATAACAGTTATTAATCAGTTTTTATTACCATGGATTTATCCCTCATTAAACAAAAGATGTCCGCCATGCAGAGTGGTGGTCGTCAAGAACGCGAAAAAGTAGACTACGAAAAGATCTTCTGGAAGCCGGCCTTCGGCAAGCACCAGATCCGAATCGTACCGGCTTTTGACAATCCAGCTTACCCTTTCAAGGAGCTGTATTTCCACTACGGTATTGGAAAGTACCCAATGATTGCTCTTACCAATTTCGGTGAGCAAGACCCAATCGTTAACTTTGTAAACGAACTTCGTAAGACTTCCGACAAAGACAACTGGTCGCTGTCAGGAAAGATCTCTCCTAAGATGCGAGTTTTCGCACCAGTAGTAGTACGGGGTGAAGAAGACAAAGGAGTTCGTCTATGGAGCTTTGGTAAGGAGGCCTACAAGACTCTCTTGCAACTTGCAGAAGACGAGGAGATCGGAGACTACACCGACGTTGTCAACGGATGGGATATGACTCTAGAGCTTACCCAAGGTAACCCTTACCCTTCGACATCAGTACGTATTCGTCCTAAGCAGACTCCTCTTTCTGATGATAACTCAAAAGTAGAGTCATGGATGAAAAGTCAGCCCGTAGCTATTGATTCTTTCTCTAAGTACGATTTTAACTTTATTAAAAAGCAGCTAGAAAGATACTTATCGGGCGGAGAAGAGACTGCTGAAGAATCAGCCCCAGCTCCTATTCAATCAGCTCCTGCTGCCATCCAGGCACCTAAGCAGCCGTTTACTCTTGAGAGTGTAATCGCAGAGAAGAAAGACGCAGTAAGTCAGTTCGACGATCTGTTCAAAGATACTGACGACCTACCTTTCTAAGGATGGCTAAAAAAGGCATTTCTGAAGTCGCTCAAGCAGCGATCAAGAATAACTTCGATCTCGGGAAGTTTAAGAAGAACAAGGGACTGGCATCTGCTAGCGTTAAGTTCAAAGAGCAGAGATGGATTCCTCTATCGAAAGCTTTTCAGGATGTCACCTCGATACCTGGCATCCCTCAAGGTCACATCACGCTTTTACGAGGTCATAGTGATACCGGAAAGACTACCGCCTTACTAGAAGCTGCAGTAGCAGCCCAGAAGATGGGAGTACTTCCGGTATTCATTATCACGGAGATGAAGTGGAGTTGGGAGCATGCCCGGGAGATGGGTCTACAGTTCCAAGAGGTTGCTGATAAGGACACCGGAGAGGTTATAGACTTCGAAGGTTTCTTCCTTTACGTAGATCGAGGCAGCATCAACACTATCGAAGACGTATCAACGTTTATTCTAGATCTAATTGATGAGCAGAAGAAAGGCGAGCTACCCCACAACCTTTTGTTCCTATGGGATTCAATCGGTTCGGTACCATGTGAGCTTTCAGTCCGTTCTAACAAGAACAACAACGAGTGGAATGCCGGCGCTATGAGCACCCAGTTCGGTAATAACGTCAACCAGAAAATCCTCCTATCTAGGAAGGAAGGTCAGCCTTACACCAACACTCTAGTTGCTATCAACAAGGTCTGGACTATGAAACCCAGCATGCCGATGGAACAGCCTAAACTTCAGAACAAAGGCGGTATGGCGATGTGGTATGATGCTACTTTGGTGATTACTTTTGGTAACATCACCAACCCCGGCACCAGCAAGATCAAAGCTATCAAGGGAGGTAAGCAGGTAGAATTTGCCAAGCGTACCAAGATTCAGGTAGACAAGAATCACATCAACGGTATCACCACTCGAGGTGCGATCGTCATGACTACTCACGGCTTCCTGGAAGACGATAAGAAAGCAATCGATAACTATAAAAAGCAACATTCCGATTACTGGCTCACGACCCTCGGCTCAACCGACTTTGTGCTAGTGGAGGAAGGTAGTATGGAAGAGGACATCCGAGATATCGGAATAGAGTTCGACCTTAACATGGAGGTATAATGGGTAAGTACGACGATATGCTGGCTAAGATCCAGGTATCGGAACCCAGAAGACTCAACGATAACATCCTAGTTATCGACGCGATGAATACCTTTATAAGGAATTTCACGATGATCAATCTTATGAATCCGCAAGGCTCCCATGTCGGGGGTCTTGTTGGGTTCCTTAAGAGCTTAGGATTCCTAGTACGGACTTTTGATCCTACCCGGATTATAATTGTTTTTGACGGACCCGGTTCTACAGCCGCCCGGAAGCTAGTCAACTCAGACTACAAAGCCAACCGGAACCTCAACCGGATCACCAACTGGGAGATGTACGACAACAAGGATCAGGAGTACGCTTCTATGTCTGCACAGATCGAGAGGCTGGTCGAATACCTGCACATGCTACCGGTAGACCTGCTTGCTATCAACAAGGTAGAAGCCGACGACGTGATTGCTTTTATAGCTAAAGAATTTAGCGAGAGCAAAGTCACGATCGTGTCTTCGGATAAGGACTTCATGCAGGTTGTCAACGATAATGTCCGGATTCACTCCCCTATAAAGAAGAAAAACTACGGACCTGCAGAGGTACTAGAGGAGCAGGGCGTTCTCCCAAGCAATTACTTGATTGTAAAATCGTTGCTAGGGGATAATTCCGATAACCTACAAGGTGTTAAGGGGCTAGGAATAAAGGGGATCCTCAAACATTTCCCGAACCTCACCACTATCCCTAACACCGACCTAGACTACGTTTACGAGGTGTGTGAGGAGGGTGTGCAGAAGACTAAGATCCTTGCAAAGATCCTAGAACGCAAGCACGTCGTAGATCAAAACTACGGACTTATGAATCTTATGGAGCCACAGTTGTCAGACACCCAGATTAGTATTATATTAGATGTCCTAGGATCGCCCTGCCAGCAGTTAAATGCAACAGCATTTATGTTAATGCTCCAGCAAGACAACATCCAACACGGGATTACGAAAAATACAGAAAGTTGGTTAGAAACCTTTAGATATATTTTAACAGTTAAAAAGTGAATCTACAAAAGCTCAGTCAATACGGTAAAGGTTTTCAGATTAAAGTACTGGGTTCGCTGCTTACTGATAAAACATTCCTACTCAATGTTAGGGATACTATCATCGAAGAATATTTTGATGCTGATTCCCATAAATGGATCATCAAGAATACTCTATCATACTTTGATAAGTACCATACTACTATCTCTTTAGATGTTCTAAGGATCGAACTTCAGAAAGTTGAAAACGATGTCCTTAAGACTGCTATCAAGGAAGAGCTTCGAAACTCTTACCAAGCCTCGCAAGAGGACCTAAAGTACGTCCAGGAAGAGTTTAATACCTTCTGCAAAAATCAGAAGCTTAAGCAGGCACTTATGGATAGCGCCGATCTGCTGAATGCAGGTGACTACGACTCTATCCGAGGAATGATTGAGACTGCTTTGAAAGCAGGTATGGATAAAAATATCGGTCATGAATATCTAAAGGATATCGAGAGCCGGTACCGAGAAGATTACCGACCGACTGTCTCCACCCCCTGGGCTACTATCAACCAGGCCATACAAGGGGGGTGGGGACCCGGAGACCTTGCTATCATCTTCGGTAACCCGGGTGGTGGTAAGTCCTGGATGATGGTTGCCGCCGGCGCTCATGCAGTCCAGCAAGGCTTCAACGTCGTCTACTATACCCTCGAGCTAGGAGAAGACTATGTAGGTAAGCGATTTGACTGCTACTTCACCGGCTACAGCATCGACGAAGTGAATAAGCACAGACCCGAAGTAGAAAAAATTGTTAATAAGCTAAAAGGAAAGCTTATAGTAAAGGAGTATGCTCCTAAAGCCGCTACCGTTAATACTATTAAATCCCATCTCCAGAAATGCACCGATATGGGTCATAAACCCGATCTTGTGATAATCGACTACGTTGACTACCTCCGAGCCCCTTCCCGGAAGTACACCGAACGCAAGGATGAGATCGATGATGTATTCGTTTCCGTGAAAGGGTTAGCTAAAGAGATGAAGATACCTATTCTTACTCCTTCACAGGTCAACAGAATGGGTGCTAAAGACGACGTCATCGAAGGAGATAAGGCAGCCGGATCTTACGATAAGATGATGGTTGCTGACATCGCCATCTCCCTCTCCCGGAAGAAAGAAGATAAGGTCAACGGCACCGGCCGGATCCATATCATGAAAAACCGCTACGGGATGGACGGTATGACTTACGGTGCTTTAGTCAATACCAATAACGGGCACATCGATATTTCTGAAGATATACATCTCGAAGAAATGCCAACCGCCGCACCTACCACAGTATCAGGTGTTGATACTCTAGATCGAAAACTTTTAGCAAATAAATTTTTCGAATTACAGTCTAGAATCTAGCTCTAGCCGTATTTATATTACACGGCCTAAGGGATGATTCCCAAAGGCTTTTTTTGTCTAACTATCTATCAAATATATAAAGCTATGAGCATCCTTCAAGAGCGTATCGTTTACAAACCCTTCGAATACCCCCA